GCCATCCGCGCCCTTCCGGCTGGCGGGTTCTGGCGGGCGGACCGGCACTGGACGCCCGACATCCAGGTCGTGGCTCTCTCTGAGTTCACCGCGGATCAGGTGGCCGCCCTGCGCGCCGAGCCCCTGATTGTCGTGGAGGACGTGGAGATCACGCCCGAACAGGGGGTCTGAGATGGGCTACTGCGTTGTCCAGGACATGACTGACCGCTACGGCCAGGCCGAAATGGCCGCGATCACGGACCGCACAGCCGGCGTCACCCTGGACAACGCGGTGGCCCAGCGGGCGGTGGACGACGCCTCGTCCGAGATGGATAGCTACCTGGCCTCCCGGTACCGCCTGCCCCTCACAGTGGCCCCGGTGGTGCTCAAGGTGGTCTGCGCCGACCTCGCCCGCTACTTGCTCTACAAGGACCGGCCCACCGACGAAGTCCGCCAGCGCGCCGAAGATGCCCGCGCCTGGCTCAAGGACCTCGCCAAGGGCTACGCATCCCTGGACTTGGGGCCCACCCAACCGGCCCAGACCCTCCTAGGCTCCTTCACCACCAACGACCGCCAGTTCACCCGGGAGACCCTCCGTGGCCTCTGAGTTCTCCATCCAGGTCCAGGGCGCCCAGCCCGTGCTCCAGGTGCTCGCGCAATTGCGCGGGCGCCTGGAGAACATGGGACCGGCCTGGCAGGAGGTGGGCGACGAGCTGACGGCCCGGGCGGACCGGCGCTTCGAGACCAAGACTGATCCGGCCGGGAAGGCCTGGGCCCCCTGGAAGCCTGCCACGCGCCGCCTGCGGGCCAAGGAAGGCCGCGGCACGTTGCTGGAATACACCGGCCTGCTGCGGGCGTCCCTCAACGCCTTGGCCACGCGGGACCACCTGGTGCTGGGGCTGGGCCAAGCCTACGGGCCCTACACCGAGACCGGCACCCGCAAGATGGCCCGCCGCAGCGTCTTTTTGGGCCAGGTGGCCCCTCAGCCACAGCTTGGCGAGCAAGACAGCCGGGCCGTGCTGGAGATCCTCATGGACCATCTGTCCGGAGGCGCCCGTGGCTGACGCCCTTTCCGCCTGGCAGCCGACCATCGACCGCATCAAGGCCCAGGTCCCAGCCTTGAAGGCCGTGCTGGCGGCCTGGGACCTGGCCATGGTCGAGGAGCGCAGCCAGGTCACACCGGCCGCGTTCGTCATCTACGACGGCGAGGATCCGGTCGAACAGTCCAGTACGGGCAAGCATGTGCTGGAGGACCAGCGCTTCATCGTGGTCCTGTCGGTCCGCAACGCCAGGGATGTGCTGGGTGGCACGGGCGCCAGGGACAGCGCCCTGGCCTTGCGCGCGTCCATCAACCTGGCGCTGGCGGGGTGGGCTCCCAGCCCCCAGCACCGCCCCTTCCAACGCGACAAGGGCGCCCCCCGGCCGCACTACACGACGGGCTTCGCCTACCTCTCCACCGCCTACACCACCAGGAGCGCCAACCCATGAGCGACCTCAAAGCCCCGCAGCTGGTGACCGTCAAGCTGCTCAAGCCCCACACCCACGCCGGCGCCGACAAGGCGCCCGGCGACACGCTCGAACTGCTTCCCGACCAGGCCGAGTGGCTGAAGGCCGAGGGTGTGGCCGAGATCCTTCCCACCGCCGCCACCAAGTGAGGTGATCCATGGCTGATTTCTACTTCTCCGGGCAGGGCATCCTCTACGCCGCGATCCGGCAGGCCAACGGGAAGCCCGGCAAGCTCTTCGACATGGGCAACGTGCCCAACATGAAGATCGCCCTGAAGACCGACGTGTCGGTCAAGAAGGAGGCGCGCACCGGCTTCCGCCTCCCCGTGAGCCGCCTCACCAAGGGCAACGAGGCCGAGCTGAACATCACGCTCGACGAGTTCAACCTCGACAACCTGGCCCTCGCCCTCTATGGCTCCCTGGTCACCAAGGCCGCCGGCACGGTGACGGGCGAAGTGTTGCCCTCTGGCCTGGTAGCCGGAGACCGGGTCCAGCTCGCCAACCCCAAGGTCAGCGCGGTGGTCGTGAAGGACAGCGCGGGCACGCCCGCCACGCTGGCGCTCACCACGAACTACACCGTGGATGCCGATCCCGGGCACCTGCTCATTGTCAGCCCTGGCGCGCTGATCCAGCCCTTCAAGGCGGATTACAGCTATGCCTCCAGCAAGAAGATGGGCGCGTTCACGACGGCGCCTCCGGAGCGGATGATCATCCTGGAAGGGATGAACACGCTCGACGCCAACCGCCGCGTGCGGGTGACGGTCTTCCGGGCGCTCATGGACCCCGCGTCGGACCTGGGCTTCATCCAGGACGACTACGCCAAGCTGGATCTCAAGGGATCGGTGCTGGCGGATGGCACGCGGCTCAGCACGGATCCGCTCGGCCAGTTCCTCAGCTACGAATACCTGGACGCCTGAGGTGATCCGTGGCTGACGATCTGAGGGGGATCCTGCCTGAGGAGCGCCAGGTCGAGGCGGGGGGTGAATCCTTCACCCTCCGCCCCTTCGGCTTCCGGCACATGCTCAAGGCCCTGCCACATTTCAACGCCCTGATGAAGTACATCAAGGCTGAGGAGGTGGACGGCACGCTCCGCCTGAAGATGGAGCTGGACCAGCTGTTGACGGAAGGTGGGGACCATCTGGCGCCCCTCATGGCCATGGCCACGGGACGGGATCTGGCCTGGGTGGACGCGCTCGACCTCGACGAGGGCTGCCAACTGGCCGCCGCGGTGGTGGAGTTGAACGCTGATTTTTTCGCCCGGACGAGGGCCAGGGCCGGGGACAGCGCAGCCCCCAGCGGCAACACCTCTGGAGCGACCTCGTCACCGACCTGATCGGCGCTGGCCACCGCTGGCCCGACATCCTCGACTACTCCCCCCGCCAAATCCGGCTTTTCGCCAAGGCAGCCCAGCGCCGGGAAGGGCGGGCCCGGCGGGACTTCATGGGGGATGTGCGAGTGGCGGTGTGGGCTGAGGCCAAGGATTTCAAAGACGCGATGAAGGAGGGACCCGAGGGTGGGTAACAGCTACACGATCAGCATCCAGGTGGACGCCAAAACCAAGGGCGTCGACCAGGTCGTGGGGCTGGAGCAGGCCATCCTCAAGCTGGCGGGCGGCGCCACCCAGGCCACCAAGCCCACCGGGCAGTTGGTGGACGCCTTCGGCAACACGGTGACCTCCGCCCCGAAGGCCGCCAAAGCGGTGGAGGGCATGGGGCATGCCGCCCACGGCGCCGCGGCGAGCGAGGACAAGCTGGGCCATGCCGCCCACGGCGCCGCGGCGGGCATGAAGGCCCATGGTGAGGCCGCGTCGGACGCCGAGGCCAAGACCCACAGCATGGGCCACGGCATGGGCATGGAGATGGCGCGCCTGATGGCGCTCCAGGCCGCGCTCCAGACGTTCTTCACGGTCGTCAAGGGTTTGTGGACCGGGTTCACGGATCTGGAAACCAAGCTGGTGAATATCCGCACCCTCAGCGCGCTGACGGATCAGCAGTTCAAGGCCATGACCGCCAGTGTCGTGGAGATGAGCACCCGGGTGCCGAAGAGCGTGGGCAATCTGGCGGACGGCCTCTACCAGTTGCAGAGCGCGGGCGTGGACGCCCAGCAGGCCGTGAAGGGTGTCGACGGCCGCCTGGGCGCCTTGGAACTGTCGGCCCGCGCCGCCACGGCGGGCCTGGGCACCACGGAGCAGGCGGTGGATGTGGGCACCAGCATCCTCAACGCCTACCGCAAGCCGGTGACGGACCTGGAGGGCGACTTCGACGTGCTCTTCCAGACCATCAACCTGGGCAAGACCACATTCCCCGAGCTGTCGCAGAGCATGGGCCTGATGCTGCCCCGCGCGGCGGCCACGGGCACCAATCTGCACGAGGTATCAGCTGCCCTGGTGGAGTTGACGAATCAGGGCATCAAGACCCCCGAGGCGGTCACGCGCATCAGCGAGGCCATCCGCGCCCTCAGCACACCCAACCCCGAGGCCCAGCCGTACTTCCGACAGCTGGGCATCCAGTGGAATGGCCTGATCGACACCATCCGGCAGGTGAAGGACAAGGGCCTGAGCAACGCAGACTTGAAGCGCCTGGTGCCCGACCAGCAGGCCTACGACGCGATCCTCGCCTTGACCAAGAACTACGATGGGCTGATCGGCACCCTCGACAAATTGAAAGACAGCGCCGGCGCCACCGCCAACGCGTTCGCCTTGCAGGCGGACACGACCGCCAGCAAGACGCAGATCCTCAACAACCAACTGACGATGCTCGCCAACCAGGGCATGGAGGGCGTGGCCCGCGTCGTCACGCCCATCATCCAGGGCATCACTTATCTCGCGGCGGGCCTGGCGCCCTTGCCTGATGGGCTGAAGGCCACCGCGACCGGCATGTTGATCCTGGAGGGCGCCACCCTGGCCGCCTGGGCGGCGATCAAGATGATGGGTTATAGCATCGGCATCGGCCTGGGGCCACTCTCCGCCATTGTCCTGGCCGTGGGCGCCCTGGCGGCGGGGATGGGCTACCTGGCTACCATGGAAGACGAAGCATACAAGGCGCGGGCCCGCGACAATGCGGCTGGCATCGTGCAGTTGAAGCAGGCCAAAGACCTGGCGGCGGACTATCGGCGTCAGGCTGAGGCACTGGAGGCGGGCACGCTGCAAGGGAAGGAGCGCGAGATTGCCGAGAAAAGGCTGAAAGAGATCAAAGAGGACTTGATCAAGATCAGCCCGGATTATCAGGATGTGCTCAGCAAAGAGAAAGACGGCCTGCTGGGTGTGGCTGATGCGCTCGACAAGGTGAATGTGAAATCCGAGGAGGTCAAGCGGAGGAAATATGAACAAACCAAACAGGATCTCTTAGAAAAAGAAGAAGAACTTAAGCGTCTGCAAGAGAGTGCCAATGCTACTGGATTTGTCGACGCCAACTTCCTGGTGATGACCGCAAAACAAATTGATGCTGTAAAGCTCAGCATCGAGGGATTAAAGAAAGCGCTCGCCCCACAAGAAGCCTACTTCGCACCCAAACCCAAAACCGCGGAGGAGATGGCGAAAGAGCAGGCGGCAGCCGCCGCCAAACTTAAGGCATTAAAAGACGAGCAGGCTCGGTTGTCCCAGCTCACCACCCAGCAGCAGGTCGAATCCGCCCACAAGCTCGCCGAGGGCCAGGCGACGAAGGTCAAGGACATCCTGGACCGAGAGAAGGCCCAGATCGAGGCGAGCTTCAAGGACAACCAAGTGGGCATCGCGGCCTACTACACCCGTCTGAAGGCCGTCGAGCTGAAGGCCCTGGATGACCTGATCGCCTCCAAGAAGGCCCTGCGGGCGACGGAAGCCAAGGCCAAGCTTGGGTCTAGCCCTGGCGAAGTCTCCAAACTCACCGAGGAGATCGCCGTCCTGGAACGGAAAAAGCAGGACGTGATCCGCACCACTGGCCGCGCGGAGCGGCAGGCCAGCCGGGAGATGGTGGACCAGATCTGGGAGGCCCAGGCCCAGGTGCTGGACGCCCAGGGCGAGACCGCCAAGGCCCGCGCCCTCCAGATCGACCAGCAGTACCGCGAGCTACTGGCCAAGCTGGTGGCCAACAGCGACCTGGCTGGCCAGGAGATCGTCAACAAGCTCATCAACCTGGAGAAAGCCAAGGCCCGCGTGGACCAGCTGCGGGCCACCCTTGATTTCACCCAGGCCCAACTCGCGGCGGATGAGACGGGCATCCAGAACCTGCAGAACGCGGGCATGATCACCAGCCTGCGGGCCCAGGAGATGCGGGCCCAGGCCATCGAGGCCAAGCTGCCTGCGATGCGGTCCACCCTGGAGCAACTCAAGGCCGAGGCGGCGCAGGCCCAGGAAGCGGCTCGAATCTCAGGCAAGCCTGAGGACCAGAAGGTCGCGGACAACCTGGCGCTCCAGGCCCAGCAGATGGGCAACACGGTGAAGGCCACCACCATCCAGCTGGCCCAGCTCCAGGATGCCTGGGGCGAGGTGAAGAAGGCGGGGGCCGATGCCTTGGCCACCGGCATGTTCAACACGCTCATGGCCGTGGGCAAGGGCGCGGGGGCTGTGTCGGAGGCCTTCGACAACATGGCCTCCAGCATCGTCCAGTCGCTCCAACAAGTGCTCACCAAGCTGCTGCTCATGCAGGCCATGGAAGCCATGTTTGGCGGGGCCGCCGCAGGTGGCAACACCTGGGCCCAGTCTCTCATCAAGGCCTTTGGTGGTTCCTTCGCCGTGGGCGGCTACACGGGCCCTGGCGGCAAATACGAGCCCGCCGGCATCGTCCACCGTGGCGAGTTCGTGCATGACCAGGAGACGACCGACTTCTGGGGCACTCAGTTCCTGGCCAGCCTGCATCCCCGGCGCCTCAACATGCCGGGCTTCGCGGCGGGGGGCCAGGTGGGCCCACCCAGCGTGGGCGCCCTGGCGGCCGCGGCCAGCCCGAATGTCAGCGTGATGCCGATCATCGTTTATGACATGGAGGCGGCGCTGGAGAAGGCGGCCCAGGCCCCGCGTGGCACCAAGGCCATCATCCGCGTGGTGAACGACAACCCTGACTCCATCGGAGGCCGGTGATGGCGACGACGACGGGCACGGCCACCAACTACAACGACCTGATGGCCCAGGTGGTGGCCTATGTCACCGGCGCCGCCTTGGGCGCCCAGGCCTGGACGGCCCTTCGCAACGTCACGGGCGAGGCCATCCTGCGTGGGCCGGGGCTGACGGGCACCGATCAGATCTTCGTGGGCATGAAGTCGTTCAGTGACGTGGGCGCGGACTACTACAACTGGGTGTTGAGCGCCTTCACGGGCTTCGACGCGGCCCTGGCCTTTGAGGCCCAGCCGGGCGCGCACCACACGGGCTGGGGCGCCGGGCAATCGGGCCCCATCCTCACACTCCAGAACACCTCCATGCGCTACTGGCTGTCGGCCACGGGCCGCTGGATCTGCCTGGTGGTGCAGGTGGGCACGGTCTACGTCCCCCTCATCATGGGCTTCGCACTCACCCCGTACGCCAGCCCCGGCCAATGGCCCTACCCCATGGTGCTGGGGGCCAACATGGCCTGGCCGGGCGCGATCACCTTGGCTGGCAATACCTCCCTCCGCTGGAGCTACACCGGCAACGAGGACCGATCCTGGTTCCAATCGGGCTCGGGTGCGGGCAGATCCTCCACGCTCCGCATGCGGCTGAACGATGGCACCTGGTGGGGCTTCGGCCCCAGCTATGTCAATGGCGAGGGCGCCATCTACCCGATCGCCAATGGCGCCACCGACCTGCGGCCGAACCTTGACGGCACCTACCAGCGCCTGCCGCTGATCCTGAGCCGGGCGACGGCGACGGGGGAGACGGACGTACTGGGCCAGTTCGACCAGGTGAACTGGGTGACCGGCCATGCGAACGCGGCCGAGAACACGTTGACCGAGGGCGCGGACACCTGGTTGGTGGTGCCCAACGTGCATCGCGCCACCAAGGTGGATTACGCCGCCTTCCTGCTCAAGTGAGGTGACGCGTGGCGTACGAGACTGGCACCTGGCTGAACCCCTCCGATGGCCTCGACAAGATCCGGGTGTTCCTGATCGCCCAGGGATGGACAGTGGATTCCTTTGCGGTGGAGGCGCCTGGCAAGCGGCTCCACATGCACAAGGGGACGTTCTACCTGAATGCGAAGAGTTCGGACGGCACCAGTGAATATATCTGGGGAGCAAATTCGTTCACACCGGTCCCACAGATCGGCTTCAACATCGGTACGGGCTATAACGCAATTACGTCCTGGCGCGACCAGCCGGGCGTGGTGAAGGATTCGGGTGGCATACCTATCGGGGCGCCCATCGCATTGCCCGCGGGGGCAGTCGTGGGTTACCGCCTCGATTACGATGACCTCTACAAATCCCTGGTGATATACGTGCAAATCACTGTCGGCATATGGCGGTGGGTAGCGTTCGGAGAAAACCTCATCAAGGCCGGTGTTTGGACGGGCGGCGCGTGGCTGGCCGCGTCGCAGAACTATTATTGGGTTGGCAATTCCACGGGCCCTGGTTATGGTTCGACGGAAAATCCCTGGCCGATCGGCGCCAATAGTGACAATCATGTCTCACTTACAACCTTGCTCTACGTGCGAGCAGATGTCGATGCCTATCTCTCGAAATGGGTCTCCTGCTCAGCCTACAACCTCACTGGCAAAATGGGTGACACAAACCTCGCGGGCGGCACCGCCACGCAGCCTGAGGTACCTGGTTTGACGGGACTCCAGGTCCGCGCGCGCAATGCCCTCAATAGTTTGTCCGATTTGCTGCCGGTGCAACTCTTCGCCGCCCGGGATGCCGGTGGCATCAGTCTATTGGGCACACTCCCCAATATCTATGCCACCAACATCACCGGCATGGTGCCCGGGCAGTCCTACCAGCAGGGGGTGGACTGGTTCACTCCATTCCCTGGCGATGTGCCCACCCGCGGCACGGTCATCAAGCGGGTGTAGGCCATGGTCGCGCTGCCCTCTGTGGCGCCGCAGGGCTACGGGGGCACCCTCCCAGGCCCAGCCGTCAGCACGACACTGGGTCTGGGACAGGCTGTCTGGGGTGTGGTGGCTGTGTCCGCCATGGGTGCCGCTGCGGCGCTGACCCTCACTGGCCCTGTGACGGTCAGCCACTGGGCCAGTGCCGGCTTGAAGGCCCCTGCCTATTACAAAGAGGTGTTGTACGGGCACATCCATGTGTTTCCCCCCTCCCTCGCGCTGGGCAATTTGTTGGACAGTCAGACCCGCAAGGTCGAGGTCTGGAATGCCCGGGACGATGCCCAGGCCTTGAGTGCCATCGCCGCCTTGAACCCGGATGGCACGGTGGTTTCCGGCTCGGCGATGCCACCCGTGACCTTCGGCACCATGGAAAGCCGGTACTACGACGTGTCGATCAGCGTGCTGGGCGCCGCGGCGCTGAACGCGGTGTTCACTTGGCAATTCGTGGCGGAGCAACCCACGCTCACCGTGACGGCCGCGCGGGTCATCGCCATGACCTTCAGCCCGGATTGGTCGGAGCCGCCGGAGGAACAACTGGCTTGGAAGACGGACGTGATCCGTGCCTACGAGGGCCAGGAGCAGCGCATCAAACTACTGGGGAAGCCCCGCCGCAACCTCGCCTTCAGTTATCTCTTGGAAGATGCCAACCAGGCGGCGCGATTTCAGGCCAAGGTTTGGGGTTGGCAGCAGCGAATCTTCGCGGTGCCGGTCTGGATGGACCAGGCGTGGCTGGCGGCAGAGCTGGCGACGGGGGCTCTGACCATTCCCTACATCACGGATTACCGTGATATCAGTGTGGATCAAACCGTGATGTTGTGGCAGGACCATGCCTCCTGGGAAATGGTGGAGGTGGCCAGCTTCACGGCCAGCGCCCTGACGCTCAAGCGCCCCACCCGCGCCACCTGGCCTCAGGGCACACGGGTGGTGCCGATGCGGTTGGGGCACATGCCCAAAGCCCTGGAATGGGGCCGGGCCAATTCGGTGCAGGCTGAGATCCGGGTGGAGTGGGCGCTGGACCCCACGGTGGGCCTTGCCGCCAATCGCCTCCTGCCGAGTGGCTTGCCTGTCTACCAGACCTACGAGGTGCTCACCGAGGAGCCGGACTGGAGCCTGGAGCTGGGGGAGGCCGCCGACCGCGACATGGATCCGGTGGATGTCGAGATGGGCCTGGTCACCTATGATGCCCATGCCTCGGCGCCTGAGTTTTCACGCCCCTTCCACTGGCTCATCAAGGGCCGTGATGGTATCGCCCGCTTCCTGGGCTTCCTGGATGGACACAGCGGCCGCCTGGTGCCCTTCTGGTTGCCGACCAACGCCCGGGACTTGGAGCAGACCCAGGACGCCGGAGCGACGGATACGAGCATTCAGATCAGGGATGTCCACTACAGCACCTACCTGGCCCAGCACCTTAATCGCCGGGACGTCGCCTTCTTCCCGGCCTCAGGGGCGCCCGTCCTTCGGCGCATCACCGCCTCCTCGCCAGGGGCCACGGGCTACGAGTGGATCACCCTCGACCAGTCCTTCGGCCAGGCGCGCAAGGCGGCGGACTGGCGGTGCATCAGCTACCTGGCCTTCGTGCGGATGGAGCAGGACAGCCTGCGCCTGGTGTGGGAGACGGACGACCTGCTGCGGGCTAGCTTCCGGGTGAAGGAGATCCTGTTGTGACCGTGGCCCTCCGCGAACTGACGACGCATGACGGGGCTCCGGTCGAGTTTTATCTATTCATCCGCGGCGCCAAGCGTTGGCTCTACACCAGCGACGCGGAGTCGGTCACCACGGCGGATGGCACCTATCTGCCCGCGACGATCCGGCGCAACGCACCTTCCCTCGGCAAAGAGGAGAAACACTCCACTCTGCAGCTTGAGGTCGTCCGTGATTTCCCCATCGCCATGCTCTTCCGCGGTGGGTCTCCGGGCAGCTCCATCTGGGTGTCGGTGGGCCGCCTGCACCGGGGCGAGACGGACACGGAATGGATTTGGCAGGGAAAGGTGCGGGGCGTGAATTGGACGGGGTCGCGGGCCCAGCTCCAATGCGATCCCATGGATAAGGCGTTGGGCCGCGCCACGCTCCGCCACACCTCTGGCTATGGTTGCGGCTTGCGGCTCTACAGCTTGCCGTGTGGCGCGGCGGAGGCCTCATTTACGTACGACGCGATCATCACGTCGGTCAGTGTGGATGGGCTTACCTTGGGGGCCGCGTTGTTTGGCACCCAGGCGAATGGCTGGTGGGTGCGGGGAGAGGTCTACCACCCCGCCCTTGATGCTCGCCAGGACATCCTCAGCCACACCACCACCACAGTCGGTCTTCGTTACCCGCTGACGGGCGTGAAGGTGGGCGACGTGGTCAAGGTGGTGCGGGGCTGCGATCACCTGTGGAAGCGGGCGGATGGCACTTGGGGGGACTGCCACGCGGTCTTCAACAATGCCGCGAACTACGGCGGCGAGCCGTTCGTGGGTGACAGAAACCCCTTCGAGACAGGATTGGGTGGCTGATGCCTCTCATCGAGACCTTCGCTTTCTGGGTGGCCTCCATGTTGGTGGGCGAGCTGCTGCGCCCCAAGCTGAAGGTCGACAATGCCAAGCCGGCGGGGCAATCCGACTTCCAATTTCCGACCGCCACCGAGGACCGGACAAGGCCCTATGTCTTCGGGACGGTCAAGCTCGACAGCCCGAACGTCACCTGGTGGGGCGATCTTGCGTGCCGCCCCATCAAAAAAAAGGCCGGCAAGGGCGGCTTCCTGGGAACCGGCAGCACCATCTGGCAAACGGTCGGGTACCGGTACTACGCTGGCATGAAGCTGAGCCTCTGCATGGGCCCGGTCGAGCTGTTGGAGCTGCAAGCCGAGGGCAAGACGTTCTGGAGCGGCACCAGCGCGGGTGGCTTGATCCCCATCGCCGCCGAGGCTCTGTTTGGCGGAGAGGATGGTGGGGGTGGACTGGCGGGCACCATCAACTTCCTGCCCGGCTCATCCACCCACGCCGTGGACACCTACCTCCAGAGCGTGCTCGGCACGCCCTTGCCGGCCTGGCGCGGGGTGGCCACCCTGGTGTGGCGTGGGCCCAAGGATGGAGGAGAAAACGGCTACCTGGGAACCTCCACCCGCATCGCACCCATCAGCGCCGTGGTGCGCCGTCTGCCCTCGAACCTGGGGCAGTTGGCGACAGTCACCAATCTAGCTGGGGACGCGAATGCGGCCGAGGTCATCTACGAGGTGCTCACCTCAAGCGAATGCGGCATGTCCCAGCCTGCGGCCTTGGTGGACATCCCTAGTTTCCAACTGGCTGCCCAGCAGTTGGCCGCCGAGGGGTTTGGCATCAGCGGCGTGTGGGAGCGTGGAGACGCCCGCAGCTTCATTGATGATGTGCTCCGCACCATTGATGCGTGCTGTTTCCTGGATTTCGCAAGCGGGAAGTGGCGGCTGACGCTCGCCCGGGGCGGCTACGACGTGGCAACCCTGCCCGTGTTGGATCAGACCTCGATTTCTGCCCTCGAAGGGTACAGCGAATCAGCCCTGGATGAATCCACCAACCAGGTGCAGGTGTCCTACACCAGCCGCGTGGCGAATTTCTCCAGCAAACAGGTGCAAGCCCAGGCTTTCGCCAACATTCGCTACCAGGATGCTGTCGTCAATCAGAGTCAGAGCTATCCCATGATCTCCACCGCGGCCACGGCCGCGAAAGTGGCGGACCGGGATCTCCGCGCCATCAGCACGTCCCTGGCGAAGGGGGATCTCATTTGCAACCGCAAGGGCCGCACATTGAAGCCCGGGGATGTCTTCATCCTCAAGTGGGCGCCTCTGGGCCTCGACCAGGTCATCTGCCGTGTGTTAAGGACCACCCGCGGAGACCTGCACTCCGGAGCGGTGAGGATCTCCTTCGTGAAAGATGTCTTCGCCCTGGGGACCGCGCTCTACGCCGCACCCGCCGCGTCCGGCTGGGTGAATCCAAGTACGGATCCGGTGCCCTGTTCCGCCCAGGCACTCATGGAAGCGCCGTACTGGGTGGTGGGTGAGGCCCGCGAGGTGCTCGCCATGGGGGCCCGGGCGGACCAGGTGACCCTGGGCGCGGATATCTGGACGGATGCGGGGGCGGGCTACCTGCAGACCGGCGCGCTGGCCTCCATGTCCCCCACGGGGCTGCTGACCGCCGCCTATTCCGCCAAGACCGCCGCCCTGGATCTGGTGGGGTTCACGATCAATGGTGGATCCGACCTGGCGCTCCTGCCCGGCCTCAGCACCAACGCCGATGGCCGCAACCGCGGCCAGAATCTGGCGTGGTTCCCCGCCACGGGCGAGATCATCTCCTGGACCACCGCCACCGACAATCTGAATGGGACCTACACCATCGCGGGCAACCTGCGCGGCGTGCTGGACAGCGTGCCTACGGATCAGGCGCTGGGTGATCGGGTGTGGTTCATCAGCGCCGGCGCCGCCGTCGTGCAGACGCCCCAAGGCGGGTCGGGGGCCCCCGGAACTCCGGGAACTCCAGGACGGGGCTACACCTGGCGCGGGGCCTGGGTCTCCACCACCACCTATGCGGTGGATGACACCGTGAGTCGGCTGGGTTCCGCCTACGTCAGCATCCAGGCAGGCACCAACCAGGACCCGGCGACGGCGACGGCCTACTGGTCGCTGATGGCCCAGAAGGGCGCGGATGGCACCGGCGCCGCGGCTGGATTACTCCAGCGTCGGGTCGTATATGCACCCGGCGGTACGACAAGTGGCACAGTGGCGGCCACGTCGCCAGTCAATACGGAGACGCCAGGCACCGGGATCACCATCACGCAAGGCCTTTCGATTGGCATCTTGACGGTTACACCCAAAACAATCGGCTCCACCCTTGTGGTGCGCGCCCATGGAGCGGGGATCCTGAATGCGGGATGGGCGGCCAATCAGGTGGGCATTTTCAAAGATGGAGGAGTCGCCAATGTCGTCGTCGGGCTGGAAATTGAGCAAAACTCAGGTTGGCCACTGCATCCACGAGCTACCTACGAAATGATCACCACCAGCCTCACCCCCATTAGTTTTGAGGCTCGCGCGGGCAGTCAAGCGCCGGGCACCTTCACATTGATGCCGACGGCCTTCCTTGAGGTCGAGGAACTAATTTAGGTGCCCCATGCCGTACGCCGTCGACCTCCTCCTGAAAACCAAACTCCTCCCCCGCACCCTGCGCGGCACCCTGCCCATCGCCAGTGCCGCGGAGATGCAGATCACCACCGCCTCTCGCGCCTGGGCCCCATTGCCTCCGGGCAACGTGAAGCTCAATGGCCTCGCGTACGCCGCCTGGCCGGCCAGCACGACCGGGGATGTCACCCTCTCCTGGTCTCACCGCTCACGGACTGCCCAGGGCCCAAACACCGCCGTGGTCGCTCAGGACGTGGCGGGTGCCTACGCCATCGAGGGCACGCTCACCATCGAGGTGCTCATCGATGGCCTCGTGAAACGCACCTGGACGGGCATCACGGGCACGTCGCAGGTCTACACCTTGGCCCAACGTACCGCCGACGACGCCGTGCTCACCAAGCCCGTGCAGATCCGCATCAAGCCGGTCAACGGCACCTACAACGGCACCGTGCGCACCACACCGTCGTTCGTGATGGGTTAGTCGGGTTATTCGACGCGCCATACCAGCTGCAACTGACGCGCCAAAACAGGCGCCGCGTTACACTTCGGTCCGGGCCATCCCCGGGCCGGGCATGGGATGCTGGGGCAGGGAGGTTGCCCCATCATGGCCAGCGTCGGGTGGAAAGAACAGGGAAAGGTG